AGGAAGCCAATTCCGCCCACGTCCTCCCCTATGGCGCCGCGCATGAGCGCTATGACGCCAACGCTATACCCCGCTAGGGCGGGGTATGACGCGGACGGGAAGGACAGGGTCGCCGCGCATTGCCGCGGGGCTAGGTATGTGAATAGTTCTTGAAATTATTAGGCATCGTAAAAATACGGAGTGCAAGTTACGTTAAAACCCACAAGTGAGCCGCCCAACGCTACGTTGCTCCCCAACGCAGACGCTGAATGGGCTAGGAAATATGGAAAATCTTCAGGATCAACTGCCCCACTAGTGCGGTAGTTTAAAGTTTTACCCTTTCCAAACGTCATAGTATAATTAAGAAAGAAATAGGTTTCATCAGTGCCAAGCGTTGAAGAAACACCATCGACTTCAGCAGTCATTATTCTTTTCATTTGTTTCTTTACTATAAACGATTCTTTATTTATAGGAGTATTAAAATCTGCGATTGCACCAGTATAAGACCGAGAAGGTTCTAAAAGATTGTTATAATTCATTGGCTGTATGCCATTAACAATTAAGGAAGCATTACTTTGACTACGCTGACGCATAATCATAGTGCGAATTAAAACGCGAGCGTTATTAGCACTACCGATAGGAAATTGAAGACGATAGTATCCTCTAATTACAATTTTCTTTAGAGTAATCTGATTTCCAACTCGTTGAGATTCATCAAGTCCTTGTGGAATTGAAGACAAAATTTGAATTATATTAGTAGTTCGATTGCCAGCAGTAACACCCTCACGAACATCACTTACGATATGAGAAATAGGATCACCTATTTTTAATTCTCTTTGTGTATTGACAACTGACAGCACGCGCTTCGCAAACGACATTTTAGGGACCTTAGACCTTCTAGGACGACGAGGACGATTTTTTCGAAAACCCTTCGGCATTCTATAAATATAGCGTAGATTATAAATTTGCTAAATATAACGCAATAAAACTACTTAAAGAAATCTTCTTTACATATTTCATAAATGGCCTCTCCCGATTTAGAGACATTAGAGACGGAAGAAGGGGGTAATACTATCTCCCCTTCTTCCTCCACCCAAGTTCAATCTTTGCAGTATATCCATCACACTTTTACTTATAACAATTACCCTATTGAAGCAATAGAGACATTAAGGTCATTATTTAATCATATTGCATATGACTACGTGTTTCAAGAAGAAATCGGCGATTCAGGCACGCCTCACTTACAGGGGGTTGTATCCCTTAAAAATAAGAGAAGATGGACTGAGTTTGGTCTTCCTAAAGATATTCATTGGGAGAAAGTGAAACATGTGCCGTTGTGTTATGAGTATTGCAGTAGGGCATCTAAACGCTTTGGAAACGCATGGTCGCTTAAATACCCTATACCGCCTAAATTTAAACTCTTACAAGAGTGTCAATTTTTCGATTGGCAAAAAGATATAATAAATATCATAAAAACGGAACCAGACGATAGAACCATATATTGGTTATGGAGTGGAAAAGGAAATATAGGAAAATCTACATTTTGCAAATATTTGGCCTTTACTTATGACGCGATACTCTGCGGCAAAGGTCAATATAGTGATATTATGAACATATTATTTAAAGCAAATATGGACAAAACAAAACTCGTATTGTTTGACCTACCCCGTAATAACGGAAATAAAATCTCATATTCTGCAATCGAATCAATCAAAAATGGCATGATTGTCAATACAAAATACGAAACTGGCTTTAAAATGTTTAATCCCCCTCACATAATCGTCTTCTCTAATGCTTACCCAGATTTGGCTGGGTTGTCTGATGATAGATGGGTGGTGCGGTGTTTGGATTAATCGGTAAATAACTATTAAAATATTTAAGTAGTTATTTAATGAATTGTATGCATGGGTTTGTTCAAGGAAGCCAATTCCGCCCACGTCCTCCCCTATGGCGCCGCGCATGAGCGCTATGACGCCAACGCTATACCCCGCTAGGGCGGGGTATGACGCGGACGGGAAGGACAGGGTCGCCGCGCATT